TATTTGGTTTTGCGTTCTTGCATATAGATTTTGAACCGTCTGAGCTACATTGTTGTACGCCTGAATGATCTCAATTGTACTCGAAGCATTTACGATCTCTGTTTCTACGCTGGATATTTTACCTCGCGGGATTCTTTCTCCGACACTGATATCCACTTTGGATGGATATTCCAAATGGTATTCAATTGATAAAATCCGAGATTGCAATATTCCTGTTCCGTGATTGAGAGTAATCTTCCGACCGACATTGACCGATGTATTATTTTCAGCAAATGTAACGGGATTGGATTTGAAACTATAGGTATTGTTGTCGCTCAGTAGCTTCTTCTCGATGTAATCATCCAACGCCGCTTCCAACCTGTTTTCAGCTGAAGTCACATATTCGTCCGGCATTACGATATTGAACAGAACGACTACATCATTGTCTTGTGGCAATAATGTTTCATTCGGAAGCTTAATCGCGCCGTCTTGGTTGACAATTATTTCATATTCTGAGGTGTCTTTGTGATATGCCAGCTCGAACTCCCGTCCTTGTAGGTGGCCTGTTAAGAAGTGGACTTTAAGCGTCAGCCCTTCAATAATCAAATCTTCTGAAAATGCTATTCCTGCAATTTTGAAGAAATATACGGGCATTGAAGCATAAATCGGATTTCCGTTCTCGTCCTTTCCAACCTCTGTAGTCGAGTCAACGCTAACTTTCACTCTCACATCCGAAATCGCAAAATCAGAAGAGGGGTATATATCATCGAATATCACGGTTTTTTCGATGATTTCCTCCGGGGACAAATTCGGTTTGATATCTTTATATCCGTTCGGGTATTTACTTGCCGGAAGTGTTAGCCGCTTTTCAACCAAAGCATTCGTTGTGCCGCTGTTTTGATAATCCTGAGTAATGTTTCGCGTCGATCCGAAAGCATAGATGCGTGTTGCATATTCAGATGAACGTTGCACACTCGGAACACCTATATTTTGGCCATAGGTCAAAGCCAACGCATCGCCATGCTCACAGCGGGATAAATGTATCACGGTACCTTCAATCCACCATTCTGTCTCAAAAGCATCGGCAACCATCGACAAAGCTTCAAGGACAGTCGTATTGTTGAATTGCAGGTCTTTTGTAGCAGTCAGGCTGGAATCGTAAGAAAAAGTGTAAGTTTTCCCCGTTGCCCGTGAAATGTTCTCCACGATCATTTGCAAAAACAAGTCAGGAGTAGCCGTCATTGACCAACTTGTCTCGTTTTTCTGGGAGAATTCGTTGATGTAAAAATAGGTAATACCTTCCCATCGCATCCAATCGGCTTTGAATTGGATGCTGTATTTATACCCGCCGTCTATGATATCCGGGGTAACGGGATTGGTGACGGTATACCTGCTCCCGTTGTACTCCACATAGGCTCCAATAGGAATATCTATTACCGTGACCTCATTAAACACCAATTCGATGTATTCAGAGGACATCAATTCATGATGAAATACCGCATCTTTGGTTACAGGAGCGGCATACAATAAGGAACCGTCTATGTTCTTAATATTGATCATTACAGGTTGCTTCTGTTGGTCGGATTAGGTTCTCTGAATTTTACTGCGATTTCACAGGCATGAAGCCGATAGTTGCCGAATTTGGTTACACTCAAATACAACAATCGGAATGTTTGATTTAAATCTTCAACAAACAGCGAGACTTGTCCGGTGTATAACTCGGAGAGAAAAGCATTATACCGGAATATATATTCGGCCTGACTACTGCCAGTAATGATAAAGTTCAGTGTTACCTCCTTTTCATCCTGCCTGGGATTGCTAATAAGAACGTCAGTCCCATCTTTCGATCTGTCTTTATTCTCCAGGAAAGACTTTAAGGGGGCAGGTGTCATCAATTCCGCGTAAGCTCCACTCAACATTGTAGCCCCGAATTGAGAAAGGGGTTTACCGTTAATTGTGTCCATCCTACAATTTTTCGTTCATAATTTTTACCATCCTGCCGAGCTTATCGTCCATTTCTTCGAGATGGGAAGTGTGGCCTTTAATGATTGCAACATTTCCATTGAGTTGAATAGCTATGTCTCGGATGTTGGTCATTTCGTTTAATTTTTGTCCGTTCTGCGCAAGGATCAATCTGACATCGTCTCGAATATTGGCCGTGTACTCCTGTATTGCTGTAAACCTTCCGTTAAGTTCCTTTCCTGTGTCTTGAGACATGGTTTGGAATTCGCCGGAAGAGGCTTCTTGTGAGGATAATTCTTTATTACTTGTTAGGTATTTATTAGCCCAAGAATATTTATTGTCTAATTGGTTACCGATATTATCAATCATTTGATTTATAATATCCTCTTCGGATGGTGTAATGATGTTGTCAGCCCAGAATGTTTCAAGCATGTCCCGCACCTTTTGCATCGGGGCGGCAATATCCATTTTCATGGCCTCGACGATCATTTGCTTAATCATGTTCTTCACAAAATCCTTCGAGGCTGCGGCCCGGTCTTCACCCGATGCCCACGCTTCAGCGTAAGCATCTGCAAAATCACTTATGGCCGATTGAATATCTGATCCAAATATTGCATCTTGAGCTTTTGCAATATTATCTTCTATGGTATTATTGATTTCTTCAATTTGTTCTTGCCATTCTTTTATTCGATCATAGTCAGTTCTTTTTTTGCTTTGCTCTTCGCGGATTTGTTGTTGAATGAGAATCTTTTGTTGCTGAAGCATTTTATTTTGATCCTCGATCAACTCTTTTGCATCATTTGAATATGCTTTATCAATAGCTCTGTCTAGTTTTTTATATGATTTTTCAAGAGCATCTACTTGATCTTGTAGTCTTGCGATGCGTTTTTCGGCACGCCTGTCCTTGCCGTTAAATATGCCACCAATCAGAGAGGAGATACCTCCAATGATCCCGGTAACAATAGAAAAAGGCCTGGTTACATCAATAGATGCTATCGAATTGAAGGCGCTCACAACTCCATCTAGTTCAGTACTCTCTATTCCGAACTGACCGAGAAGATCGGATGTCGCACTAAGAGTTTGTCCCATTTCTCCAACTGTGGCGGCAACACTTTGCCACGCTTCTTGTCTAAGTTTTATCGCCCGTAGATCATCCCTCTTTGCTAAGGCTTCTTTATATGCTTTGAAATTGGCACTAATAGCTGCAAATGGGTTCTTTTGAATTACTTTTGCTGAAGCCTGATCCAATTGGTCTGTGACAGATTTAAGGTTGATTGGATCTAGGTTAGCATTCTTAAGTTGTTCATTAATGTTATCTATAATCCGAAGAATTTCTCGGCTTGAAAGTGCATCGAGATTTTGAAATAGGTTGATCCAGTCGTCGGTTTTCATTAACTCGTCGGCTTTTACTTGTCCTATATCCTGTTGTTCCTGTTTGTCGATTTGAGGGATCAGGTCGGTGCGATTGTTTTCGGTCGCTTTTGCACGGGCTGCAGCCGCCTCTTTCTGAATCTTGGTAATCTTATCCTCGGCAGAGCCATATTTGTTGATCACGGCTTGTAAATTGTCGGCAATTTCGTTTTGATCTATCATGCCGAACCATTCTTTAGCTTTCTCCTGAGAAATACTTCCACCGTCAATAAGACGGGTTACTGTATCCCGTAATTCCTGGTATTTTTCCTTGATTCCTCTGGATTCTCGATCAATTTCAGACAGACTGCTATCGGTGATTTGTTTGTAGACATCATCGAGTTGTTTGGCATACTTTAATTCAACAGCAATGCGCTGGTTATTCGTTGCGTTATTTGTATTTTTGAGCTGTTCTGTAAAACGTTTTTCCTGCTCTTCAGAAAGCGGCTTGCCTCCATTCTTAGCAATCAAGTCCCGTCGGGATTTTTCGATTTGTTGGACGGCTTTTTCGTTGTTCAATTCGATCTGCTGCAATTCCTTTTCCTTTCCCTCTGCAAGAATATCAATACGGGATTGTTGCAAGGCCAGATCATTGGCAAGGATAGCGTCGGAAAGTTCTTTCTGTGATTTTGTGGTTGCTTTTATGGTTTTATCATCAACCCCTGCAAGCTTTTTAGCTTCATCTAAAGCTTTTTTTGCGCTATCAACCGCATTCTGCTTTTCCTTAACAACAGATATATCACTTCCGTCTCGACGAGCCTTATCTAAAGCTGTCTTTGCATCAGAATATGCCTTTTGGGCATCCTTAAGATTTTCCGTTACGTTAAAAATCGTCTTACCTGTGGAGTCTTCGACAGCTAGACTGCTTGCAACAATTTCATCATTGAGTTCCCTGATCGTGGCAGCGGTTTTCAAAAATGCCTCCATGCGGATGGATTTTTTTTCTTCCTCCGTATACTCCCTTTTGAAATGCGGACCTCCATACACACCTGCCCCTGTCTGGTATGTCCCTTGTTTTATAGCTGCCTCCGCTGCCTTCATGTCCTTGCGCTGCTGTCGGTAGGCTTCCTCCAACTCTTCGCGGGCTGCCCGGAGCTTTACAGACTTCTCAAACTCCTTTATATAGTTTTTGAGTGCCTCTGTATTGTTATTTATCAATCGTCCCTCCGAGGTTAATTCTGCATGATAACCGGGAACTATTTCCTTTAGTTCATCCAGTGCTTTCTTTCTCTCGGAATAGGCTGCATTAGAATTGTTTACAATATCTTGTAAAGCTTTAATTTTGGCGGTTTCGACATCCACTTCGTCTGAGGCCTTCTTGTTTGCACGCGCCAATCCGAGCGTATTTTCCGCCGCTTCGTTTGCGCCCTTAGCATACCTGTAGATGGCAGTTCCCAGTCCTACCAACAGGCTTAAAGCCAGCATAAGGGGATTGGACTTCATCGTTAAGTTGAACAAAGCCTGTGCATCGGCCGCCGATCGAATCCCTTTTGCCAATTGAAAG